GGGGATGTTAACCCCGATAATACCCTTCATATATTGGACTACTGTAACCATGATTAGTCTGCTGCTTCGTTAATGGATAAGTACAGCATCTTATTCACTGCGTAAGGCACGGGAACGCACAGTGAAGTTGCCGAGAATTTCTTGGCATTTTCACGTGAGAACACATCTTCCTGTATAGCAATGGTTCCACCATCTGCATAGTATACAGGAGCAATGGAAGAAGCAAAAATATTTGAAACCCTTGACCACTGGAATGAGCCCACATTTCCTGCGGGTCTCAAAACAACAGTGTTTGCGTCAAAAGCAGCAAGCTCTTTGCGTTTCAGCTCTTTGTTTGCATCTATGTATTCAGTAAATCCATAGTATTCATCCTTCTGGATAGGGGGAAGCCCTATGCCACGAAGATAGTTTGCCAAGTCATCATCTGTAACCTCAACACTTGCATAGTTTGAGGTTTCCATAAGACCCCCTGTTTTCCAAACAAGGACACGTTTCTTTGTGTCAATGTGGTTTTTCAGCACTTCATAGGCGGCAACACTCATCCTAAATACCGAGTTTGCGGGTACGGCGGATAAGATATTGTTTACCCACGCAAAATGGAACATGTCCTTCAAGTCCCCAACGGGGCTTGCACTGTCGTGGCTCCATACATACTTTGTCCCATGAGAATATCCAGTTACGGCATATCCACCAGCTTTTTTCTTGTTGGCTGCGGGAACGCTAAAGCTGATTTGGAGGTTTTCAATACCACCATTGTTGTTCAAACGTGTAGTCTTGTAATACCCCAGAGATTCTACTTGTGCAGCAGTGAATGAGCGCTGAGAGTGAATACCCTTAATTAAGGAGTATACATCCTTGCGCCATGCATCAAATATTCTGCCAAAAATTTCGCCCTGCAAGAGAGCCTCAGCGTTTCTTGCATCATCATAGGCCTTTGCTCCAAACAGGTAGCCAAGCCCCATACGGGGGATGCTTGATGTTTGGACTTTGAAGCCCTGATTCGAGATGAGCGGAGTTTCAGCGTCATCTGCCAAGTAGGTAGCCATTACAGGTATCTCAATTTCGCCAATATACTGCTTGAAATCCCTTGTGGGATTGGCATACGGCTCAACAGCCCACGTTTTCCTGTAATTCTCGGCGTCATACCAATTACGAGGTGCTGCTTCAAAAAACTCACGGATATTTGAGTATCCCTTCAAGTTTAACGCACCATTAATCAGGTCATAAAAACCTTTATCTTGTATTCCTTGTATCATATTTTTGCCCTCCTTAAGATGTTATTTCGTTAAACATTTCCCACACAATGTGTATGTCACCTCCATTCTGAATGTTGGTGATTACTGCGTCAGGGCAATCAGGAATGGTGTTTTTGTACATGTACAGAACACCACGAGGTATATCAACAAGTGTGACATCACCACCGACAGTATCTTCTATTGAAATACTGTTCGGCTGACAATAGATGGATTTGCCTGAACCTGCAACTGCGGAAGAAGACTCTACGATGTAATCACCTGCCTCAACCTCATCAAAATCTGCTGTTGCGACAGTGATAGTGTAGGTGTATTCGGCTTCGGTAACAGTACCGCAGACAACAGCCTTTCCTGTTCCTGCGATTGCATCTGGCATAGCCATAATAACCAATCCCGCTTTCAATACGGGAGATATGTGGTTCTTCACAAGGACAATGTCAGTCGTTCCAGCTCCAGCATCAGCCGTAACCGTCTTAACCTTCCATGCCTTTAAGAACTTCACAGTCCTGTCCGAAATGTTAAAATACATGGGAGTTCCGCCAGCAATTCGCTCACCTATGGCGAGGTCATTGGACACAACTGCCCCGTGCATCCTTTTAGAACAGGGAGCCGCAAGCAGAGGCAGTGTTCCGCCAACTGATTGCGTAGTAGTTGTAAAAGAGTTCCAAATCTTCATAATTAAATCTGTTTAATTGAATTTTTCATACTTTCGGCAAACTCCCTTTCTTCCATATCTCGTTTTTCCTTGTCTATTGGTTGTACGGTGATTGGCTTGGATTGTGGAATGTAATATCCCGCTTCCGTTGCGGCTGACGATTCCTTGTCGTACATCTCTTTGAGCATAGCGACATTTTCTTCAACAGTCTTTGTGTTATCTACATTATGTAGCACAAGCCTGAGAACCAAATCATCAGCACATCCAACCTCCTTTTTCAATAGACCGCTCTTAACGTCTGCGGAGAATTTGGCAGCTGCCTCTTTTGCCTGTTTTTCGGCTTCTCTTGCGCTGATTTCCTTATACTTCCTCTCTATCTCATCAAGCTTCTGCTTGATTTCATCGGGGAGTTCCGGATTTTTCAGCTCTGACGTTTGTTTTGTTTGCGTTTCTTTCTTTGCGTTCTTTGACATTTCATCCCAACTTTCCCAGCCCAGAGATTTCGCAATGGAGTTGAGTTCTTTTTGGGATTTCGAGGAGACAGAACCGACCCTGCGGTCTATCTCACTCTGCAAAGGCGCAAGGTAAATACCCGCACTTTTAATAACGTCATCAATGTTGTCATCTTTTACCGTTCCCGATGCGGCAAGTTTGTCCGCAAGTTCGTTAAAGGTCGTGTCGCTAAACCCCAAAGGGGAATATTCGGTTTTTAGCTTTTCGTAGATTTTGGTTTTCATAAAAATAATTTATTGTTTAGTCGCACAAATATAACAATAATTTTAATAATGTAACAACTTTGTTATATCATATTTGCGTTAATCGTTGATAATCAGCACATATAATTGTTACATTATTGACAATCAGGGCTAAATATAAACATTTTATTTTAATTTTGTATATTTGTAGCGTTTATGAGTAAAATAGAACAGATATATGACCCAGTATTTGCGGCTCATGGGATGAGGGTATACTCTCGTGAGTACGTGGCAAAGGTTAGGGCGGAGAATGAAAGGCTGCGTGAGGGGGAAATACTCTACAATATATGCCCACAGGAGGGCTTTCAGGAGCGGGTTTGTGCTTCTGATGCTGGTATATTGATAATCGGAGGAAGACGTGGGGGAGGTAAGACAATAGGTATGCTATTGGCCGCAATGAGATATATAGAGAACCCAAACTATACCATACATGCGTTTCGTAAAGAAGAAGAGGACTTGCGCAGAGGGACATTCAAGAGTTCAAAAAAGATTTACTCACAAATAGCAAGAATAACGGAATCAAGCATGATGTGGACATTCCCAAGTGGTGCTTCTGCAAAATTCGAGCATCTTCATGACGAGGAGCAGATAGACAGACGCTTTAGGGGTGTCGAGATACCCACCATAATAATTGACGAGTTGCCACAGGTTACATCTGAGACGTTTTTTACGCTTCTTGCAGCAAATCGTAACTCATACGGAATACCAAATAAGTTTATTGCATCATGTAACCCAGTTGGGGAAAGCCATTGGCTATACAAGATGCTGTCTTGGTGGATAGACCCAGATACGGGGAGGACAATAAAGGAGCGTGATGGGCATAAGCGCTATTTTTATAAATACGGTAACGACATAACGGAAATCTATTGGGGTAATACACCAGAGGAGGTTTACCAACAGGCAGCCGAAAAGATTGATAAGATATGGGACAAGCGGCTTGAGGTAATGGGGCGGTCAAAGTTTGACCTTATAAACTCACTGACGTTTATCGAAGGTAACTATTACGAAAATAGGATATTCGTAAAAATTGACCCTCAATATCTGGGGCGACTTGCTGGAAGAGGAGGGAGAGAAACGGAGAAGGATATTGAGGGGGTATGGCGTGACGAAGATGATTCAATATCCCTGATAAGCATTGAGGATACACAGTCAATGTTCACCAATACTGAGCAACGTGACGGCAACCTACGTGCCGTAATAGACGTTGCCTTACAACGTGACGGTTTTGTTATAGGAGCATTTGATGGTAATCACCTGTTTGACCTTGAGATATACAAAAAGGTCGGGAGCATGGCGGCAATAAATCTTGTAAATAAGTTTCTTGAAAAAAATCATATACCTTTGAGGAACGTGGCGTTTGACAGTGATGGGATAGGACAGTATTTGAAAGAACCGCTAAAAGAGGGAAAGGGCGGAGCATTTGCCTTTAATGGCAACTCATCATCAACAGATAGCAATGTGTGGCAAAACCTAAAGGCCGAATGTGCGGAGAAGTTTGCGATGGGATTAAAGGAGGGGCAGTTCAGCATATCTGAATCCCTTGTTAATCGCAAATATTTCGGGAAAAAGTTGTCAGACTACCTACTGGAAGAGCGCTCAGCAATAAGAAGGAAAATGAACGTCAATAAGTTTCAATTAATCCCCAAGACCGAAATGAAAAAGATTCTTGGTGGCAAGTCTCCTGACGTTACAGATATGTTTATGATGTTCCAAGTGTTTGAAGTATTAAAACCTACAAAGAAGGGGGTTAAGGGACTTCAATATTTAATGAATTTTTAAGGTTTTAATTATTACTATTATGAAATTAGGAGAATTTAAGGGGAATGTGCTTCTACGCATGCCGTTTAAGAGAATTGTGCCTCTTAACACATATTCCGCCGATTACAGCGGCGCATCTGGCTCCGTATCAAACTACCCTGTTGTACAAGACGGGCAGGAGGTGGATATGGACATTTATGAAAGACCATTCAGCGAACTCATACCCCAGAGTGAGTTTCTAAGAGAATTTTACCCCTCTGGACATAAAATAAATGACACGGGGTATTATCCAGACAAATTAACAAAGGTCACGGTAGAGGGAAAGGAAAGGTGGGCTTTTGAAAAAGTTTCAAGGTGTGCCTTCCCATTCCAGTATATCATAACCATAAAGCAGCTGATACACCTATGTGGGAACCCGATAAACTTCCGTGACTCAAATGTGTCTCCAAGTGATGAGCAGAAAAAGACCCTAATAGAATTTAGACAGGGGTGGCTTGACAAGAATATGGAAATAGCATGGTACAGCTGCGCCAAGAGCGAGAAGATAACAGGAGATGCGGCTTGTGTGTTTTATTATGAGGTTGATAGTAATAAAAAGAGGACTCTTCGGTGGAGAACACTCTCCTATCTTGACGGAGATACGCTATATTGCCACGATGACCCAATAAGGGGGCGTATATTTGCCAGAAAATACGTTATGGTTGATGACCAGAAAAAACCCACTAATTGCGTTGAGGTATGGGATGAAAAGAATGTTTACCGCTTTGTCCAAAAGGGAGCAAAGGGTAAATGGTTTTCTAAGTCAGCATTTAAGGATATAGGGCTTGATGGCTATCAGCTTGAAAGCATGATGGGGCATGGCTTTAGTCGCTGCCCCGTTGCATACAAGAGGTCAATGATTGGTGCGTGTTGGTCTATGTCACAAAGCAACATAGACGCATACGAGATGTCTGTATCACAGCTAATGGAGAATAACAAGGCGTTTGCATTTCCGATATTGTTTATACGAAGCGATGATGCCGAAATTCAGGGTACTGCAAATGGTCGGCCATTCGCC